CAAGGTCTAGTATAATTTCAGCCCACAAATTATGGACGTGAGCTACCCTTATCCATAAGGCACTCAACCTAAGAGGAAAAATAATGGAAAATGAAGAAAATAAGACAGTTGAAGTTTCTGAGGAAACAAAAGAAACTAAAACTGAAAAACCGAAACTATTTAAAAAGCCTAAAGTTAATATGTATAAAAAACATGATGACGAAAGTGATCCTGAAATTGATGCAGTTGCTAAGGGTGAATTAGAGAAATTTCACAGAGAAAAAAGAGAAGAAGCAGAGACAGCAACCGTTCAAAAGGACACTGAAACATCAGAAGAAATTGCAAGCTTAGATGGTAAGGCAACTCCTTCAACTGAACGCCCTGAAAATGCAGAAGAACGTGTCTTTAAGAAGCGTTATGACGATTTGAAAAGACACTATGATTCTACACTCGGAAAGCATAAAGATCAAGTTCGAACTTTAAAGACTCAACTTGAACAATCATCAAAGCAGTTTGTTCCACCTAAATCTAAAGATGAATTAGAATCTTGGAGAAAGGAATATCCTGATGTTTATGAAATGGTTGAAACCATTGCTATGAACAAAGCGGATACTCGTGCACAGGAGATGGAGACTAAGTATCAAAATCTTCAAGTACAGCAGGAGCAAATTGGTAGAGAAAAAGCAGAAGTAGAATTGTTAAAAGCACATCCTGATTTTCAAGACATTCGTTCAAAAGACGAATTTCATGAATGGGCTTCTAAACAAGATCCTGTTATACAAGGTTGGTTGTATGAAAATACATCTAACTCATCATTAGCTTCAAGAGCTATTGATTTATATAAAATGGATAAAGGTGTTAGTAAGCTTTCAAAAAAACAGGAAACAGCTGTTAAAAAAGAAGCAGCTAAAGCTATAACAAAAACTGCTAAAGCAACTGAATCAGAACTTCCTAAAAAGAAAGTATGGTCCAATGCTGCAATTTCTAAAATGAATGTTAGTGAGTATGCGAAGTACGAAGAAGACATCGATAAGGCTGTAAGAGAAGGTAGAATCCAACCTTAATAATAACTATAATTGGAGGCTAACACATGGCTACAATGGGACTAGCTACTGGCTACCAAAATTTACCATCAGGTAATTGGGTACCAGCAGTATATAGTCAAAAGGTTCAAAAATTTTTCAGACGTGCATCAGTTGTTGAAGATATTACTAACACTGATTACGCTGGAGAAATTGAAAATTTTGGCGACACGGTAAATATCGTGAAAGAACCCTCAATTACTGTGAGCGACTACGCTAGAGGTCAAACTGTAAACACACAAACTTTGGCAGATGATAAGTTACAACTTACTGTCGACCAAGGTTCATACTTTGCGTTTAAAGTAGATGACATCGAAGAAAGACAATCACACGTAAACTGGGAAGCACTAGCAACTTCTTCAGGTGCTTACTCACTAAAAAAGAACTACGACTACAATGTATTAAAATACATTTATGACAATGCGTCAACATCAGCAGCGAACACAGGAACAGACGGTTCGCCAATTGATGGAGATGCAGCGGTTGATACACTAGCAAATATTATATCAGCAGCTAAAACAGTTCTTGATGCAGGTGATGTACCAGAAGAAAATAGATGGTTTGTTGCACCACCAGCTTTTTACAAGCAATTGAGAAAAGCAGGTGCAAAAATTATGGATCAGTCAGTAATGGCTGATGGCGGCTCGTCTGCTATGAGAAACGGTATGGTAACAGATAGACCTTTATTTGGGTTTAGACTTTACTCTACTAATGCTATAGCGGTTTCAAGTGGAGCAGCAGCATCTAAAACGTTCGGATCAGCAGGATCTAATGAGTACGCAATCCTTTATGGGCACCAAGGTGCAGTTGCTACGGCAAACCATATTGCGAAAACGGAACTTATCAGAGACCCTGATTCATTTTCAGACATCGTGAGAGGCTTACATGTTTTCGGAAGAAAAGTTCTGAGATCAGCAGCAGCTTACTCTGGTGTTATAACAATAGGTTAATTAGAAGGAGAAGGATAGATTATGGCTACATGGGATAAAACAGGTGTAGGTGGAACTACTGGACATCCGTCTAATGGTAGAACACCTTACTTAGTTGAGAATACGGTAAATCTGGATACGTTTAATCCAGCACAAAATGATGTCGTTCAAGCGATCGATGTCCCAGCGGAAACGTTAGTAATGGCAGCGGGAGTAGAAGTACTCGTAGCTTGCTCAAGTTCAGTGGTACTGGATGTTGGTATTACAGGAAGTACAGCAGGGTTTTCGGATCCTGATGCTTTCGTAGATGCTTATGACGCTACAGGTGCTAGTTATGCACCTAGGGATGTTGCTGATGGTGCACCAATGCTTACTTGTAAAGTAGCAGATACAATTGATGTATTAGTAGCAGGTGCTCAGTCAACAGTCGGCAAAATTAGGGTATGGGCAGTTTTATGCGACATATCTGGTATTGACGAAACTGAC